ATTCAATGTTTGCTTTTGGCGCGTCGGCAATACCTGCGTTTATTACGAATACGCGCATTTATTCTTGTAATTTAATACGCAACGACGTTCCGTTCAGATGGAGAGGAAGATACAATGAAGACACAATAATGTCGTTGGATATGTTGAAAGCTGGATGGTGTACAATTCAGTTTAATGCGTTTCTGCAGGGAAAACTTCGCACACAAACAATCAAAGGTGGAAATACAGATGAACTTTACAAGCATGGTACAATGGACAAATCACAAATGCTTGTGCGTGAACACCCAGATGTTGCAAAAGTAAAGTTCAAATTCGGTCGCTGGCATCATCACGTCGACTATAATCCGTTCAAAAAACACAAGTTGATACGGAAGCCAGATCTGGTTGTTCAAAATCAAAATAACGAATACGGAATGTGTTTGAAACGCAGACGCAAATGACGCTTTCCGATCTACAGCTTTCGTTGCTTGAATTGCGTCGCGGTCTTTACCGCCCAACACCCAAGCAAACCGTTGTAGAATGGGCAGAGGCTAATCTGAAACTGACTCAACGTCAGACCGAGCATCCCGGCCCATATTCTACTTCAGTTCGTCCGTATGTGCGGGAACCGCTAGAGGCTTGGAAAGATCCTGGCGTATCGGAACTTACACTTTGTTGGGGATCACAAACCAGCAAAACGACCACGCTTATGGCTGGTCTTGCTTGGCTAATCGACAACGAGCCGTCACCTGCCTTGTGGTTGATGCCGACTGAAAGTCTTGCCCGATCGTTTTCAAAGTCGCGTTGGCTTCCGTTTCTTGAGGATAGCCCGACGATGGTTGCTCACTTCCCGTTGGACAAAGACAAGCTGACCAATCTGGAACAGCACTTTGACAAATCGACACTGACGTTCATTGGTTCAAATAGCCCTGCCAATCTGTCATCTCGTCCGGTACGCGTTCTTGTTGGAGACGAAATTGACAAGTTTGCGGATGCAACTTCCAAGGAAGCCGATGCTTTGGACTTGGCAGAACAACGATTAAAAGCGTTTTCGAGTTCAAAGGCGTTCTTCACATCGACACCAACAACTACGGAAAACCGTATTTGGCAAAGATACCTACGCGGAGACCAGCGTCGTTATTACATACCCTGCCCACACTGCCGCGAGTTGATTCGCCTTGAATGGAGACAAATAAAGTGGGACGGAGTTAAAACCGAAGACGGCAAATACGACTGGGTAGCGGTTCGTTCGTCTGCTTTCTACGAATGCCAACTTTGTAAGGGAAAGATTTCGGATGCCCAAAAGGTTGCCGCTTTGCGTCACGGTAAATGGATCGCAGAAAACCCGAATGCGTTACCGTCCATTCGTTCGTATCACCTATCTTCGCTTTACAGCCCAGACCGCAAATGTACTTGGGGGAATTTGTCTGTCGCGTTCTTGGAAGCCAAGCAGTCGATGATGGGCCTTCAGGGATTTATTAACGGTATGTTAGCCGAGCCTTGGGAAAACCAAGACGGGACCGTGGACCGTGTTGAAGTTATCTCCGATGCTCCGCTTAACGAAGCTAGGAGATATCTGACAGCAGACGTTCAGGCTGCGGCTCCGTATTTTTGGTGGGTTTGCCGCGAATGGCAGGGAGGCAATAGCCGCCTAGTAGCTGCAGGTCACGCCGACGATTTTGCTGCACTTCGCCGCATTCAAATAGAACTTGGAGTCCACGACATGGATGTTGGAGTTGATTCTGGCTTTAATACACAGGCCGTTTACGACGCTTGTGGCGGTTTCTCTTTAATAAGCAGCAATCCAGTCTCGTATCCCTGCGGACTGCGTTATCCGCCTGAAGGTGGATTGCGTAAGCCGATGTTAATTGGTTGGACACCCATGAAGGGACGCGAAACGGGAGCAAGGTTTACGACCCGTTCTGGTTCGATTCATCCATTTGGCGTTTCCACATCAACGTCCATGCGCACTGATGTCGTACAGCCGTTGCTGGTTTTCGACTCTGAACATCTCCGCGATATCCTTTCACGCTTGCGACAATCGTCTGAGGCGGGGTCTTGGGCTGTTTGCTCTCTGCCCATCAAACTTCAGGCAGAGGGAGCCTATTGCGTCGATCCTGATCAGTACTGGAAGCATCTGGACTCCCACGTTCTCAAGCCAACAGCAAACCGAGCTGGACGCATCAAACACGTTTGGCACAAGCGCAATCATCGCTGGCCTGACCATCTGCACGATTGCGAAATCATGCAGTTGGCTATGGCAATGTTATGGGGCGATTTGCGTTCGTCTCAAATAACGCCAGAAACAAACGCTTGACGAAATTGCAAATGCAACGACGATCCGCGTCGTGCACACCTATACGGTTGCAACCAAACGTTCCTACCTTCGTGTCACATACGCGAATCGCGGAGCGTTGACTTTGCTTGAGGCTCTCACAGCCAAGCTTTCGTCGATTGCTGGCACGCTTGAAAGCGGCAATCTGGTTCGCACCACATCAAGTGCTGAGGTCTCCGTTGAGTTTGCAGAACCCGGAAAAGGTTCAGCTAGTCCCGGTGACATGCTGGAAATGTGGGAATCCTTACTAGGTGATTACGATTATGCGGTCACCCTGTTAGCTGGAGACGGGATCACGTCGCCAACCGATGCCCAGATTTACAACAAAATGTTGATTTACGTCCTGACTTCTACCAATCGCTACTTTGGCGACTTCACTCAAATGCGTCGTGAAGCCACGACCCGCATGACCTAATGGGCATCCTCGCCAATCTTCGTAACTTCTTCGCAGGTTCTCCCACGGCTAAATACGAGGGAGCCGGTAATTCGCTTCGTCGCAGTTATCTCGACACCTCGTATACGTCCGTTCGGTTCGACGTTACATCGTCAACGCGCCAGCAGATTGTTCGCAAATCGCGTTACTTCGAACAGAACAACGCCGTGATGAACAGATGTGGCGACTTGTTTGAGTCGTACACGGTCGGGGCAAACTTCAGCGTTCAACCCGCTTCGTCCGATCCGCTGTGGAACCTCAAAGCCAAAAAGGCATTTGATATCTGGTGCCGATATCCAGATATCAGTTCGCGTCAATCGTTTGGAACTCTGATGAGTCAAGCCGCTCGTGCTTGGTTCTTTGACGGAGAATCCTTCATTCTGCTGACCAAAGGTGAATCTGGTCGCCCTAGGTTGCAGTTGCTGGAAGCGCAATCTATTGCGACCCCCGGCAATCTTCAAAACGATACCACCGTTTTTGATGGGATTCGATTTGATCCGCGCACCGGTAGGGCAATTTCGTTTTTCATTGGTTCAGAAAAAACGCAGGGCAACTTAGTCGATGTTCGAGCAATTTCCTCTGACTCGGTTATCCATATTTTCGAGCCAAATCGACCGGGACAGTTGCGTGGGCTTCCGTTTGTTTCGTGCGTCATCAACGACCTGCACGATCTCGACGATCTCCAAAAGTTGGAGATGGAAGCCTGTAAGTTGGGCGCATCTGTCGCACAGATTGTAAAGACCACCGGTGGCGAGGTTCAGGCTTCAACCCTCCGCGCTGGTTTGTCGCCCAGTTCTCAAGTCACCGCCGAGACGTACTACGAGCAGATATTCGGCAGTGCCATTAAAGTGCTGAAGCATGGAGACGATTTCCAGCAGTTTGCCACCGAACGTCCCGGTGTAAATATGCGGGAATACTGGCGTCAGTTGACGGAAAAAGTCTGTGCCGGTATCGGCATTCCTTACGTTTTGGTTTTTCCGGAGTCCATGCAGGGAACGGTTTACCGTGGCGCGTTGGATATGTCTGCGGTTTGGTTCCGCAGTCGTCATCAAGTCATGGCTTCCGCTGCTCGGCGCATTTACGAGTACGTCATGGAGTGGTCGATCAAAAACGATGCGACTCTCAACGACGCTCCGAGCGATTGGTACGAAGTTGCCATTACGGCTCCCCGCGCTCCAAATGTTGATGTTGGACGCAACTCTGCCGCTCAACTTGCCGAGCTTGAAGCTGGCGTAATTACATACGATGAAGTCTATGGAGCCAGAGGTCTTGATTGGCGTTCCGCTCTTGAGGCTAAGGCTCAACAAGCTTTGTTTATCAGACAACTTGCCGATAAATACCATTTGCGGGTTTCTGAGGTTTCTACCATTCAGGAAAAGCGGCCAGATCAACCTATTATGCCGCCTGATGCCATAAGCCCAGACGACGCTCCTTCACCTGTTGCCCCGCCTTCCGATCAGGCAAGTACAAATGATCTTGTCGAAAATGGTATTGAAGCCGTAGCTAAAAAGCATCGTAAATCACGCAACAAGAAGACGGAATGAACCTGCAAAAGAAAACCGATTGGCTTTATTACGCTCCCGCAAATGCGGTGAACGAACAGGCTACCGTCCAGATTTTCGATCAAGTTGGCGAAGATTGGTTCGGAGGTTCTGGTCTTTCCGCAAAGCAGTTTGCTGATGTTCTGCAGGAGATTGGCAATGGTCCGCTTCTTGTTGAAATCAACTCTCCCGGCGGAAATGTCTGGGATGGTTTGTCTATTTACAACCAACTGCGCGGACGCAACGCTCCGGTCACCACTCGCGTAGTTGGCATTGCCGCTTCAATCGCTTCGATCATTGCCCTTGCTGGTGATCGCGTAGAAATGGCCGATGCCGCACTAATGATGATTCACGATCCCAGCGGCATGACTGCGGGTACCGCTGAAGATATGCGGAAAATGGCCGATGCTCTCGACCAGCACGCTCAAGTTCTAGTTGGAGTTTACGCCAAGAAAACCGGTCGTTCGCCCGAAGCCATTCGTGCCGCGATGAAAGCGGAAACTTGGTTTACGACCACAGAGGCTATGGCTTTTGGACTGGTTGATGTTCCCGTAAAGCAGTTGGCAATGGCTGCCAAATGGCATCCTCGCGCTGTCACGAAGACCGCTCCTGAGACAGTCAAAAATAATCTGCGTCGAGGTCTTAAGCAGTACGAAGAAGGATTAGCTGGCGATGGTCTGGAGAAACAGACCGTGTACGAAGCCGAAGCCCTCGTTGCTGGCGAGGCCCCAAGCACTCAAAAGATCCGCAAAGCCAATGCTTGGTGGGGACGTAACGAGCGTTTTCTTGAAGCGGAGCCAAATACACCGGCTGATGTCGCGGCTAACCTATGGGGAGGTGCCGCTGGCCGCGACTGGTTCCAAGCACTTTACGCGCAACTCGAAACCGATGCGCAGGATTCCGAGGATAATACCTCGACCGAAAAACTTTCGACCGACAGCAAATCCGCTGACGGCGATAATGGCGTGACCAACACGCTGCAACCAACACAACCTAATACCGACACAAACATGTCTGACACTAATACTGTGGCGGCTGCGGCTCCTGCTGCGTCCGTCGACCTCGCTTCCATTCTCGCCAAGCTGGCGACGATTGAGGCGGCCATGAAAGCCCCTGCCCCTGCTCCCGCTCCTGAGCCGGTGCGCCCCGTGATTCAGAACCTCGGAAACCCGCTGCTGGAGCAGCACAAGTCGTTTAAGGCTGGTGCCGAGCGTCGTAAGTGGCTGATTGAGAACCACAGCGAGTTGATCCGCCAGAACCAGATCCACGCTCCTCAAAACACCAACACCTTCACCTCGACGCTTGTGGTGGATTACCTTGCTGATGCGGTCATCACCATTGCCACCAACAAGCTGGCGATGCTTGACGGTTTCAGCCGCAACGTGGGTCTGGATAACCTCCGTCCCCGCGCTACGGTTCGCGTGAAGCGTTTCACAAATGGTTCGGTCGCTCAGACCAACACCTCGAACTTCGAGACCAACGACGATTCGACGCTTGCCGCGACCACCGTTACGGTCAACCAGATCACCAAGAGCTTCAGCGTCAATCAGCAGGAACTCAATCAGGGTTTCCAGTTGGCTGACCTCGCTCAGGGTTCCGCTGACCTGTTCGCCAACGGCATCTCTGATGTCGTTACCGCGCTGATGGTTGCCGCTAACTACGACGCTCCGGTTACTATCGGAACCGCCGCTAACTTTGACACTAGCGATCTCCCCGCGATTCTTGCGATCGCCAAGAACTATCGCTCCAAGAGCCTCATTCTGGATGGTGGACACCTCGCTCGCCTCCAGTTCTCCGGTGCTGCCAACTACTTCCCCGATGGTCGTTTGACCTCGCTGGCGAATGGCAAGTTCGGCTTTGACCTGATCGCTGAGAACAACCGCTGGTCCAGCGCGGTTGCTAACACCGTCGGTTTTGTCTGCGGTCCTGACGCGATTGCCATCGCTTCCGGTCTGCCTGTGGGCATGATCGCTGGTGAATTCATCGAACAGCGCACGGTGACGACCTCGAACGGTCTGTCCGCGCTCTTGTCGGTCTGGTACAGCCGAGCCACCCGCAGCCACTACGCGAGCTACGACATCATGTTTGGTGCTGGCGTGGGCGATGCGACCCAAGCTGAAGTTCTGGTGACCGCTTAATCCTAAAGGATATGCGTCTCGCTACTACCATTGCAGTGGACAAGAACGGCAAGAGTAAGCTGGTTTCTGGTCCCGATGTTGATGCGTCTCTCCAGCGCGACAACTTCAACACTGCGAACGTCCCCGAGGGAGGCAAGCTCATCCTGTGGATACAGGGAGCCTTAGCA